TATTGTCGATCCATTCTACCAGACCGTGTCGACCGACGAATATATGGCTAAGGCGGCCGCAGATCTCTCACGAATAAAGTCTATGCGTGATAAGTATGGCACCACCTTTCTTTTGGTGCATCATACTACCAAACAAGGTGAGTCCGAATGGGGACGTTCTAAGCTATGGGGTAGCCAGTTCCTCAATGCGTGGAGTGAGACTTTATGGCATATTCGCCGCCCCGGGGATGAACTATTCAATCTAATAAAGCGGACCTTCAAGCTCAGCGGTCCTTTACCACCTATCCGAATTGATTTTGACATAGACGATGCGGCCTACCGGTATTCTGCTGTTCCTTCGATTGTCTCGAAAGAAGAAGCGGAAAGACTTGTCAAGGCACCACACCAAACAAAAGACCCCTCACTAAGTAAGCGTATTCTTCAGGCTTTGACGCTTGCAGAAGACGGGTTATCAACTCAAGAGTTGAGCGATGAGTTAGACGTAACGACTCATCAGATCGAAACTTCAACAAAAAAGCTCACCCAAAAGGGAGATATCTCACTAGACGCTCTAGGGAAATGGCGAAGTGCGGTACCTCATTTGGGTTGACTACTTTCGGAAAGTGTAGTAACATCATGGACCTTGTGGACATTCGTCTTTCGCAGAGCAAGATGTCTCTATATATGCGGTGCCCCTTTTCCTTCAAAGTAATTGAAGGGGATAAGATTGTACGTCGCTTTACTCCCGCACCACTACGCAAAGGTACATTAGTGCATGCGGGATTTGAGGGGGCTTTACGTTGTGAGTGGTATTCTCGCAGAGTTTTAGAGGATGACGCGTCCGAATCTCAACTGTTGATAATGGGGGAAGAAGCCATCCGCACTAAGCAACGTGATTGGCTGGCACAGGCCTACATCAAACCTCACCTTACAGATGAACTAAGATCTGATGCGCGTGCGCTATGCGATGACGCGGTAAACGTCTTCAAGCGTAGCTTTCCCGGACTGTTGAACGAATGGGAAACAGTAGAGACTCCAGAAGGACAACCCTTGATTGAGTATCCGTTAGAGATCCCACTAACGAGATTTGCTGGGCTAGGTGGTACCCTAGATTGGGTAGCGCGTGAGCGTAGTACTGGAAACGTTTTCTTGTGGGACTTCAAGACAGGTAAACAGATCCAGGGCGAAGACTACTACGATACGCATCTTCAAGACCTCCTATATTTATACCTCCTAAGACGTGTCTACAACTTGGAATTAGTAGGTAGCATCAAGTATCAAATCCGTTCCGAACCCTGCAAGGAACCGAAACTGAATAAAAACGGAACGATGTCACAGAAAGACATTGTGAGTGATTGGCCTACTTATCGTAAAGCATTACTCCGGGCTGGACTGAATCCGGATGACTACCGCGCGATGAAAGATAAGCTAGACGCTAAGATCATGCAACGTGTTGATAGGTACTACCGCACCAAAAAGGAAGTAGAAGCGGTTTACGTCAATTGTAACGGTGTGGCGGATAAAATCAATGCGTCCAACGTGACAAAGACTTGGCCTCGCAACCTGAACCCTTTTACGTGTCAAGGTTGCCGCATCCGGTCCTACTGTCTAGCAGATCTACGTGGGCATGATACAGAATTTCTCGCCCGCACAGAATACATGCGGGAAGGGGAGCAACCCTTTTACTCAAGTGTTGAGTTTTTAGAGGACACCGATGGCCAAGAGTAAGATCACTTTCATTCAGTGTACACCGTTTCTAGTGGGGGGAGACTTCGTTGCACAAAATGAAGAAGACATAGCCGATCACGATCGCCAGCTAGACGCTGCAAACCCTCCCTTACACTGTGAAAGGTGCTGGGAGTCAACTGCAGTGCACGGTGTAGGAGGAGAGTTGATCTGCGAGGACTGCCTAGAACAGGAGCTAGACGAAAATGCGGATCTCTGATATCGCGTCGGAAGACGTCTACACTAAGGCTATCATCTACGCGCCATTCGGTGCAGGCAAAACCCAACTATGCGGAACCGCGGCGGAGCATCAGGACATGCGTGATGTGCTACTTATGCGGTGCGAGGATGGCAAGGCTACGATCACGCATCAACAGTTGAAGATGACTCCGCGCATTGCATCAATCAAAGAAGCGCGCGATCTGTTCTGGGATCTCGCGAATAAACGCAAAGCGAAATTTAAGAACGCGGAAGGGGAAACTGAAGAGTACGATTATAGCAAGGTCCGTACTCTAATCATCGACTCTGGTACCGCGATGCTGCAGACTACGATTGAAGAGGTAGTAGCGAAAAACTGTAAAGACAATCCAGGAAAAGATCCCGATCGCGTGACTATCCGTGATTGGGGCGATGCAAACTTCATCCTTACCAAATTGTTCCGGCAGTTCTTTGACCTGCCCATGAATGTTCTGCTGACTGCACTTGTGCGGGAGGACTATAACACGGACGATCCCGATGCTCGAATGCGCCGCGGTCCAGTCCTATGCAGGCCGGACTTCAACCCTAAATTAGCTAACCGCGTCATGGCATTTGCTGATTTTGTGTGGTGGATATCCGTCAAAGGGGACGGTACACGGATTCTCCATACACAACCGGATGGCGCGTGGGTAGCTAAGACCCGTGGTGACATATTCGCTGGCAAGCTACCTAGCAAGATCCCTAACCCTACACTACCAAAAATCTACAACCTATTGAGGTCAGTACAACCGAAAGAAAAGGACGATGGCAAAAAAGCAAAGCACAGTTGAGGAACAGGCTGAAGAAGCGTTTGGCGCAGTAGAAGATGATGAAAGTGAGGATGACTTACTAGTAGTTGGCGGCCTAGACGAGGTAGACGGAAAATACCTCGTTCCTGATCACGATTGGGAAGCACGCACCTTGGAGGTAAAAAAGGAGATCTCCAAATCTGGAAAGCCCATGCTCACGTTCAGCGTCGCGTTGACCGGTCAAGTGTTGACGGTAGACGGATACATGGACAGCCATTCCGAATCCGACAAACATAGTGGAAAGGAATTCAACACATGGGTATCCCTTGTCCCTGCCGCCTTGTTCAAGGTCAAAGAAATGGCAGAAGCACTGGATATCCCGATTGAGAATGGACGTCTACGATGCAAGCTCAGTGACCTCGTGAACCGTCGGTTCATTGCGAGGATGAAAAGTTCAGAGTATGAGGGGCGCGAATCCTCTAAAGTAGACCGTTGGATCCGTCATCCGGACGGCCCCGATCTGTGAGCGCACTTGACTCCGGATGGGACCTAAGACAACCCTTCGTTAGAGAAGAGTTAGCGATGCTCATCTTGGGTCATCTATCCAAAGACACTCCCACTGTTACACGGGAAGTAGCATCAGCGGTGCGATGTAATCACTCTCAAGCTCTACGGGTACTTCGAACCTTGTGTGATCAAGGTCGCGTTAGAGCGAGCGGGGAAAAACGAAACAGGGTGTGGTACAAACAGTGAAAAGTAGGGCGCTAGGATGGCGCCCTTTGGGTAAATATAATGCTAGTCGACACAACAGATCACTTTGAAAGTACTGTACGGTTTCTAAATGAGCGCGATGATGCGATCGCGTGGGATCTAGAAACTAAAGGGGTTGATTGGAGAATCCACCCTCTGTGTGGTATAGGTCTACACGTTCGAAGGGACGGATTAGATCACAGTTTCTACTTGCCATTCCGCCACCATGAGGGGGCCAATCTTCCTCAACAATTGATTCAGCGTGTGTGGTCCGAAGTCCTGCACCCCAATCGTCTACAGCTGTTGTTTCATGGATCGTTTGACGTCAAGGTAGCAGCACACCACGATGGATATATTCTACCGGAAGACGTATGCTTTGAAGACGCGATCTTAGGAGCACTCCTAATGAACGAAAACGAACCGTCGTTCAAAATGGAGTCACTCATGGTCCAATACTTAGATAAGAACGCGAGTAGCGAATCTGACCAGTTAGAGGACTACCTCCACCAAAGGTTCGGGGGATCACGGAAGAAGGTCAAGCAACACTTGTGGAAAGCTCCCTCTGATATCGTCGCGGTGTACGGTGAGCGTGACGTTAGATCTACGCGGGATCTGCGAGACTTCTACGTTGCCGCGTTGAAGAACAACAAACTATATGACCTATGGCTAGAAATGAATGCGTTTCAGTTGGACATAGCGCGGATGGAGCTACGCGGTGTGTTGATCAATCGCAGCCGGCTGCCCATGCTCTACATGCAAGCGGAGGAAAAAACTGAAGAGTTGACGCGCAAGATCCAAGAGTCCTGCGGTTACCCCTGCAACCCGGGCTCACCAAAACAGATGGGTGCCTGGCTAAAAGTCAAGAGCACTGCAAAAGCTGTCTTGCAACGTATGAAGGATGATGAGCGTGCTAAGTGGCTACTAGAGTACCGTCAGTGGTCCAAAGCGCAAAGTACATATTATGGACCCTACATCCGATACATGGATGACAAGGGGGTCCTACGCTGTAACTTGCACCTTACTACTCCTGGCATTCTGACACGCGGCAAAGACGATTCGCGTAACGGTACGATCTCCGGACGTCTATCATCTAGCAAGCCCAACCTACAGCAGGTTCCCCGCGGCTCTGAATCCTATCGGGTCATGGAACTATTCATCGCGCGGCCCGGTTACCTGTTATGCGTGCTAGACTACTCACAGGCAGAGTTGCGGGTTGCAGCGCACTACTCACAAGATCAACTCTTGAAAGAGATCCTCTTGTCTGGTGTGGATATGCATTCGCGAGTAGCGGAGGAAATGGGCGTTCCACGCCACATCGCCAAAAATATCAACTTCAGTGCGTGGTACGGTATCGGTGCGCAGACCTTTTCGCGTAACTACTTTGTGGGTCTTAGCGAAGCGCGTGTGTGGCTCACAAAATACCACAAGATGTTCCCTGGGATCCGTAGACTCTACAATGCTTGTGAGCACCACGGAGTAGAAAAAGGCTACATCAAAGTTTACACCGGACGAATGCGACGGTACAACTGCCTACAGTCTCCTGCATACAAAGCAAGCAACAACTTAATCCAAATGACAGTAGCGGAAATGATCCGCAGAGCCATCATGCGAACTAGACGAGAAGTGCCAGAAGCGCGTCAAGTCTTGATGGTGCATGACTCTACTTGGTATGAGATACCTGAGCATGGTGCACTGGAGACTGTGCGTAAACTCTGCGCCATCATGCAAGATCAACCGTTCATCCTACCCATGATTGTAGACGCGAAAATGGGTAGAGGGTTTGCGGATGCGAAAGACTTGCCGCGCGATCCTATAGGGATACCTCCGGATACCCTGGCAAGGATCACTGATTACGATAGAGTCTTCAACGTTGCAGGCTAGCCCACTGAGATCGGACCAGTTGGCTCACGTCTCAGATCGCGTAACTCTTCACGCATAGATTGATGGTGGTACTCTTCACGCTGTCGATGGGTAGCGCTCGCGTGCCAATGTTGCTCTTCTTTGATCTGATGAGCCTTCATTTCTTTTAGAGCTACGATCTGCGCCCGCATCAACTCACGGCCGATATCTTGGGTCTGCTTCCACTCGCGCAAAGCCTGCCAAAGCATAGCGGACAAGAAGCCCCCAACTCCTAGACCGCCGCCGCCGATCCATGTAGACACATCCCCAGCGGCTTCAGCTAGAAGCATCCTTTTTCCTTTTGGTGTAGTAGTCAACCCCCGCCCGCACTAGCGCCATCAAAAGAAAGACCATGACCATTAGGTCCGGGATCTGGTCTTCCTCAACTTTGATAAGAGCGAGCCAACCCAAACGGTAGGCCACGTAGAATGCCATTGTAGCGGGAATACCCGCAATTTCCCATTTCTGCATTATGGCTGCTCCGGTCCATTCATGACTACGCGAAAAAGTACGTTCCAGCGTAGTGAATCGTTACTGGTATGGTGAAGAAGATTCAAACCTACTTCACCGCTGACAATGGACGCAGTCACCCCTACGCTTGCAGCGATGGCCCCCGTCCCTCCTTCGTGCGCTAAACTTCCGGACCCATTGAGTGTAAATGAGCCCCCGTCTTTGAAAACTAAGAACCTGTATGTAAATCCATAACAGTCTGTGGGATCTGTAGCATTGTATACTACTCCCTCAGCGGTAACATATATAGCTGTACCGTTATCCCAATCTGTTTCATCGTACAGATCAATACGTCCGTCAGCTGATGTGGTCAACACTTGACGGGTATACTCACGCTCCATAGCGATCGGATGCGCTGCAGCGTGAATTTCCGATCGCATGGCTTTCTCTTGAAAGCAGATCTTACGGATGAATGAGCCCACCAAAGGGGTCTGCGAATCCTCATCATCTTCTTCTTGGCCAATGTCTACACTACGGTTCGTCCGTGGATGTGGGATCAAAGCAGCGGATACCCCCGCACCATCCGGTCTACGTAGCCGTAGGCCTGCCAAGTTTTCCGTCATCAGAATCGGACCGTGAGTCATGTATGTTATAGCAGTGACTCCAGACCCATCTGTGGTACAACGGGCGAACAAGAATGTTCCTGCGGGTGCAGACGGTTCAGGGTTTCCAACGGTCACAGCCGTGACTTGCACGTCAAGACTTGACTCATCTGTAGAGTCTGGACCGATTGAAAGATAGTTGTCCATCGATGCGGTGAGTGTTACCGCGTCAAAGCCGGCGTCAGCGATCTTTGCAGCGGTGATGACATAGCGACGTCCGCGGTAGACAAACTCACCGGGAAGAACTTCAACGTCCAGACTTGCTCCGGACGTAGTCAGTCGAAGACCGGACAGAATACAAACGGATGCGTCGGTTTCCGGACTGCATGAGTGTTGCCCCAACCGAATAGCCTTATCCAATTGGTGGTAGTCCATTGTACCACCATCTTGCGCAGTCTGTGCTGCGTTTGAATCGGCGTATGTTGTGATGCTCTGTCCGGACCCTTCTGCAGCCCTACACACTTCCTCTTGAAAGTGATTCATGACAAAGTGCGAGACAATCGTTGCGGGTACTAGTGACTGTGCATCACCGGACGTGAACCCATCAATCCCAGTGCCGAATAGATCCGCGTCTTCAGTTCCATCCGGAACAGTACGAATAGCCATAGTTCTTTACTCCGGAGGTCTCCATAGACCCATTAGGGTTCGAATGTCTGCAAGAGGGACCACAGTGCGGCACATACGAAAGTCTGCGAGCCGTCCGTGTAGGTTGTCGCTGTCATTGATGAATCGACCGCCCAAGTGCCAGCCGAACGCTGTCGATCTTTCAGTACCCGTGCCATCTGTGGTCACCGCATAGGATGTAATCAATTCACCGTCAATCGTCATGTTGACTTGCGATGCGGTAAGATTAGCTCTACAACTAACTGACACATGGTGCCATCTGCCCGAATCGATCTGTGCATTATTTGTCTGCCGCTGCATAGATGACCCATCTGTAGCACGGAACATCCACAGTCTTCCGGCGGCCGTTATGCCAAAAAACGACGACCCCGATCCAGAAGCCCATCTGGTATTCCACGCACGCATAGTGCTAGGGAAACTATGTAGATAGGTCCAAAATAAAAGAGTGAATGCACTCCCTGCTACTTCGATACCAGGCCAGTCAAGTCGATCCGTGACCCCATCTAAGTCTCGCGCTTTTAGTACATTATCCCATACCGTGCCATCAGCAGTACCGGTAAATCCGGTCAACGCATCCTCTAGCGTTTCTAGATCGGGGTGAAACTCCATACTGAAGTCTGTATGGTCAACACTTGAGTACGCATGTGCTTGTGTAGTGTCCTCTACCAGACAATCAAGAGTGCCGTCATTCTCGTTAGGGCCATGAGTAAAGATCGTCCAACTCCACGCCCATCCTCCGTGATGGCCTTGTAGAGGGTCCCCGCATGCTGATACCCCGCAACGAAACGGTCGGTTGTTGTCGCGATACTCTAAGTGTACATAGCCAAGATTATCCCCTAGTTGACCAAAAAACGTTTGACTAGAGAAGTCTGCCTGTACTAGTTTAGCGTATGCAGATGCGCGTCTTCCGGAGATTGTAGTAGGCGGGTCTGCGTTACAATCCCCTGGGAGACCTAGTACCCGTTCCCAATCGGGAAGAAGCTCATAGGACGTTCGAGGGTCTCTTTCCCTCAAGAGGTCTTGTGCGCGTCTCGAGACGCGGCTAAACGGATAGGACAGAGCGCGGTACAGTTTATCAAATATCCCTGCGGCCCTATACGCCCACGCTAGACCGTTCGGAAGTAACTGCACCAAAGGGGTCTTATAGCGTTCATCTGAGACGTCCAATAGGGTCAACTCTTGATCCCATGACAGGACTAGTTCACCCTGTAAGATTTTGATAAAGTCCCATGCCCGCAATGGCATCCATGTAAATCCTCCGGGGTAGACTTGGGCGGGTCCAAATGCGAGTAGGTTACCTCCCGTTTCTGCATCCCAGATGCCGTATCCTTGGATCTCTTCCTCAGTACCCGGAGGGTCAAAGGTTACCCTCTGCCGACATACTCGGTTCCCCTGTTCATCGTACGTCCAAGATGACACCGCTTGACGATCAACGATTGATTCTACTCCTCCCACACCCCCCGCATCCGGGATCGTGGTAAACAAACTCACCCATCGATTTTCACCGTTAGGGAAAAACTCCGCAAGAGTAGAGTACCCGTACCCTCCAATGACAAAAGACGCAATGTGTCCAGTGCCGATGATGCCATTGAGTATCGTCATGATCCTCTAGCGTAGTCAAGGGTATACGATGCTAGACTTATTCTCCAAGTTCCGTCATCAGTATCGGAAAACTGAAAGCTAAACCTAAAGTCGAGATCCGTAGACGGGTCCTCTAGGGCTAGATCTAGTTCAGTCCACCCTAAGAAGTTCCACATAGTAGCAGCGTTGTCAGACCTAGAGATCAATACCTTCCACAGGATGCATACGAATCCGGAAATAGTTTGGTATAGCTCTATCTCCAGATCGAATCTACGATCAAAATCGTCCCCCAATTCAGATGCATCAAAAGTGTGTTCAATAATAGTAGAAGCACCCACATACAACCGTATAGTTAGATCTGTTCCCGCCGTGTGGGAGATAACATTCATCACCCAATGAATCCTACCCGATATCTTACCCCTATCCTCGTCTAACGTTCCTCCTGGGATTGTCAAGTCAAATAAATCAGTTTCCGTATTCGTGCCAGTAAGCGCGAAACCTGATAGCTGATTGGTCCAGTGTGCTACGTTTCCTAGGGCAGGAACCCATCCATCTGTGCTGTTGGACCCTCGCTTGACCCATAACACACTGAGGCCATCTACTCGAATAGCAGTGTCCCCATCCTTACCCGTGAGAGATCCCTCTGGAGTCCCTAAAGTTATGTAATGAAGACGGACACCGTCATAAAGAGTTAGCGCACTGTGGCTATAACTAACAGACGGAATTGGAAAAATAACTACTCCACCACCGGCCGCGTCGGCTGCATCAATGCAGTTCTGAATCGCGGTAGTATCATCAGTGGAGCCATCACCGGTCGCTCCAAATCCGGGGTCAGTGACGTACCAAACCGGATGGATAGCGTGGAGGTCCGATGAGTCTAGGATCTCTCCGTCATCATATTCACTGGATAGAGGCATACTGTCAGCTCCTAGGGGATCGCACTGTAGGATGGTGTTCCCAATGTCAATAGTTGAGACTGCGAAGATACTACATCGGATGTGGGGGACACCAAAATATGATCTTCCTCCCCTGTCGCTAGGCTAATTGCCTCATTGATCTTCGACCATTGTAAAGTGCCGCCCGGCGCAGACTCACGTAGGAGTAGATCGTTCAGCTGTTGACTTACTGCAGACTGCACTGCAGCGGTGTTAGGCGATAGTTGGATCACGGGGTCAAGTGTTTGCTCTGTAGGAGCGGCTACCGCTAGCGTAGTATTCAGTGGAGCTACCAGGATGACGTAATCGTAGACATCCTGTACCTCACTAGCAGACGGAAACAAAGTATCCACGAACAGATCGTTTTCATCGAATGTGTCTTGTACAAAGTAGATACCAATCGTTCCCGGTCCAAGGATACCCGGGCGCTCCCACGCACGTGTGACATTTGCCCCCGATTCTTTCGCCCACGTTACATAATCTCCGGGTCCGCCCCCCTTTGGTGGACTTTGAATCCTCGCTAGCACACGTGTAAGTAGAGCGTTAGGACTTTCAATGTCTGAACCTCCCCCGATAGGATCTGACCCAGATCCTTCCACCACAGCATCTGCATCGACTCCCGCGATAGGACTTTCTAGAGTCAACGTATCTCCGGGTACGGTGTTACCGTCTACTCCTTCTTCTACCGCTGTCACTCCCACAGATACTTCTAAGGGCGCAGCGCTAGGTAGAACATAGTCACCATCCGCTTGGAATACGACACCGTCGTCACGAACCCATCGTGTCGTATCTGGAACAGGCGTATCTGTCACTGTGCCTGTAACTAAGATCGTAAATTCTGCGGGTTCAGGCGGAAGACGTGCATTCACCCCTAGCCAGATATTCGCCCAATGAACTAAGTTAGCCTCATCAGCAGTGTCCGGGAACAACTGTTGAGAGTTGTAGAATAGGTGCTGATGCAGTGTATGGGTGAGTCCCGCTAGAGCCTTGGCCGTAGCGTTTTCAAATGTGCGCCGAACATAGACCGCTCCATTCTGCAAGATCGCTTCAATATCGCTTTTAGACCGCGTAATCAGACGCGTAATTTTGGGGAAGCTAAACGGCACTTTCGTGGATCTCCCAAATGTCGTGAAACGCGTTGTCGTTGGGACGCATGATTCGAGCTTGCACCCTAATAATGTGAGGGTTTACACGTTCTGATGTTACCACAACACTTGACGCAAGTCCATCGGATACCATCCACATAAGCGAGTCTTCTACCGCCAAAGCGGTCAATCTCAAGTTTTGACTCCTTAGTTTCCCTTTCGATTGACGCAGCCATACGTGGGATCCGTAACGGTCGCCTTGTACCTCCGCATATTCGTCGGCCCACCATCCGTAAGGTTCGTCCATCGGCCGGTCTGCGCGCCGATTGGACAGTGCAGATAGTAGTGACGGGGTCTCTAGCCCACTGGTAAGAGCAATAAACCCGTTGCCATCAATAGCAAGATCTACCGTTTGGGTCTCAGCGTCGAACTCTACCAGAACGAAACTCATGTAGACGTGCTCCCCTCCCCACCGCTAGTGATGATGCCCATGTCGGGTGCGGGAGGTATAGGTGCAGTAATCACAACAGGAACTGCAGCGGCAATAGTAGTCAAAGCTGCAACTACTGCCGCCATATAATCTATCATGTCCTGATTCGGCGCAACGGGGTCTGTTTCTCTCGCCACTGCTAAAGACGCTGTTGGACCACCCAACTGCACTACTTGTCCAGGAGCGGGCGTAACTTCGATAGCGCCCGACGTACGCAATACGATACTGGCCCCGTTAGAGTGATACATAGCCACCTCACTAGACAGAACCCCAGGTAAGCGTAAAGTCCTATTGCCAAAACAAATAGCAACACTACCAGCGCGCTCACCGCCAACACGGAGGATAAGACCCTCAGACCCCACCGGGGGCGATGACGTAAAGCCGTAGGGCTCAAAGTACTCCACTCCATCGTCATCGTCGTCTTTGGTGGTGCCTACCTGCATTGACTGTGCTTTGGTGGCAGGATTTACTGTCCCTGCTGTACCGCGACGGATCATTCCCTTGACCCGTCCACGAATCCCGCGGGTAAGGTGACGGACGATCTTAGCTACTCCGTTCGCGTCCACTAGAACAGACTACCTCCCGACCTTTTCGGCCGTGGCTTGGGTGGGATCAACACATCGTAAGTAGCAGGGTCTGCTAATTCAAGTGTTGTCATTTCTCCCCCAGGAAAGCCTAGTTGATAGTGTACAGATGCAATAAGAAGGGTTCCCGTAAAATCATCTACATCATCCTGCACAGCAATTAACTGATTGATCGGAAACAGCTGCCCTGTAACAGATAGAAACCCCGGATGGTCATACGCCAATTTCCGAGATTGTCCAGCCCTATAGTTGCGTTCCCAATCCCCCCGTGTCTTTAGTTCAGTTGAAGAACCTTGCCCATCACTGACAATGATCAACGGACGATATCGAGTGATCTGCGGGTCCTGAGTCTTGTAGAATCCACGTCCTACATTATCCGCAAAGAATGTGTCATCCCCCGCGCGCTGACTTTTAATAGTGTACTCAGAAAACCGCTCACGATACCCGGTAACCCTACGGCCACGTTTTATGTTGACACCCTGAATCAACGTATAGGGAAACACGATGGGTGATGCTTTGGTGATTGTAACGTTCCCGTTTTCATCCCCCACCAAAAACAGACCGCGCATTTTGGCTAGCCTAGATAGGCATCCAAAAACCGTTTCCTCGTCTTCGATGGCCTGCTTAGTGAAAGGTGGGG